GATAGGCTGGTACCGCACCCCTGCTCAAAAACCCCAAGCTGACCAAAATCAGCTCAGGGCAATTTTACAGGTATAGGTGCATAAGCACTTCCCATTTCATAAGTAGGCTGGTTAATAAAAGTAAAACGTCTGAAGAGCTCCAAGCTCGCCAGATAAACATCTTTTATTCACCAGTTTAAATAAACTTATGAAATCCCAATCGGATCAGATTGGGTCGAACTTGTGCTCAAACAGTCGATATCATCTTTACAGATAACATCTTCCGTTTCGACCGCACCGCAACGGTCTAGATAATTTGTATACCATTCATGCCATTTAGCTTCTACTTTATAGCGTGTATGTTTAAATTTCTTCTGTCTTACAATACTCATAGAACACGTATCTTTAGAAAATCCAATCGCAATACGTCGGATAGCCTTTGGTATAAGTGTTTGTAAGATACCAGCATTAAATGTTGCTATCTTCATTACATCAGCAATGTGTTCTTTCTCTTTTGCTACTTCCGTAACAAAATACACTTTCACTCCATCTAAAATTAGAGTAAATATCAATGAGATAAACTGTTTGTGAATAGGATATAATCTTCCAACATATTTAACTTCGGAAGGACGTGATAAAATCACATCTAATTCTCGTTTACTCAAAGGTATTGTTGATAAGTGTGAGCTCACCTGAATATAAGGATCATTGCTCATGGGTATACGTAATTCAGATTCATTTATAAATAAATCATCTGCCCTTTTAAGAATTAACTTATTAGGGACTTTTGGTTTTAAACAATTAGAACTCTGAGAATAATCCTCAAAATCTAAATTGATTAAATCTTTTGTATCAGGAGAATACAATTCTGCTGAAACATCAATCTGGTTGTCACTAGTTTGTATTGAAGAATCATCCACATCATGATTAGATGAGAGATTCTTTTCACCCCAGATTTTAAATGCATCCTGTATTATACTTATTAAAATTTTACATTTGCGTTTAAAAAGTCCTTGAGTATGTGTTTCATAGCTATAACGATCAAATATATGATCATCATTGCGAACATTAATATACTCAGGTTTTTCAACAGAACCCTGCACTCTGGGCAAAATCACACCTTTATAGCATAACCAGTCAAGCCGAGTCATTAACCAATTAAGGAATGAATTCTCAGAAGAATCTGATTTAACTACATTACATTGAGATTCAAGAATCTCATTTGTGATTTTACAATCCTTTGATAATTCTATGGCACTATCTTGTGCAACTATGTGCATAGATTCTTCTTTATATGTGACACAAAATTTACGCTGTAAGCGTAAAGTCCAAGGTAACTTTTGTTCTAAATAAAATTCCATAGGAATCTTCTTAGGCAACCAAGGATAAATCATATCATCATAAAAAGATCGAAAGACGCCAACATCGTCAGTTTTATCAAATAAAGCATTCGCTGCTTGAATAAAATGTTCTTGTTGACATAGATGCCTTTCAAAATCTTGGACAACCTCCTGTATGATTTCCTCACGAGAAATCATCGGACTAGACTTAGAATTATCTTTTCCAGGCATATGAAAGGTATAGTCATTATCATAAGCTACATCATTGTTTTTTGGATATTGAGATTTCTCTAGTTGTATAAAACCACCAGTTTTAAAATCAGGATTCAATAATATTTGCTTTGATAATCTTCGATAGATAGCTCCAGGAGCTTCCATCCACGATAGCACACCATAATATGGTATTGCTCGGTTTGTTGTAATAATCACCAAATCTGGTTCAATATATACATTTCCTTTCATTTCTACATTAGGATTTAAAGATGTCTTCCTAATATTATTGACAAAATCAATAATCTTTCGCCATGGATTAGATCCACCCTGAACATATTTCACAGCCGCTACGTCATCAAAAATGACAACTTTATGACTAGATCTATATTCAGATTGGTATTCATCAGTCTCATTTAAAGTTACTAAATCACTAGGATGAGCTTTTCCATAATGACTCTTTAGACATGCAATTGCAGTCTCCATTGCGAATCGAGATTTGCCACATCCAGGTAGTCCAGTAATTAAAATGCAATAAGGTTGTTTTCTTATTTTTCCATTAGAATCATCCAATTTCAACATTTCCTCCACATGTACGATCCTCTCGTACGTCCTCTTTTGACTTGGAGTTATCGCCCCTATTCGATATATGGGCTTAATCCAAGCCAACCTACGTATAAAGCGTTCTCTTGTAATGCCAGCCACTTCAGTTGCTCCCGATCTAATCGCAGCAACTTTAGCCAATGCGTCTTCTAAAACCTTAAATCGGTCCAGAATAAACATTGTTAGTGTTTGAAACGTTACAAAAATAGTAAAGAAACTTTGAAAATACATAATAGTCTGATATTTAAAAATATGAAAATTAGTAACCATTGATTTTTAGAAGACGCACTAGCCGGTTATTCTAGTACACCTTTTGTCAAAAATGCTGCATTGTAAGCGTACAAATTAGGTTGACGAAGCCCGCTTTATCCGTAATCAGTACAAAGCCCTCTTTATGTTCCCCGTAGGGTCATGTCTACAATCGAGGTAAAAAGACGAGTTGTTGTTTTATAATATGAATCAAATGAATTATAAATAATATATACAATTTTAATTTTACACATCACCACACTTCAAATCCTCAAGTGATACATCCATAGACTCTGCAAATAATTTATCATTCTTTGGTGAGTAATCTTTGGAATAATATGGCTTAAGAATAGCGGTCATTTCTTCATAAGGAATAAAATTAATTACTCCTCTTAGATCATCATTTAATGCTACAATATTACGTAGCCTTTGTTGAAATGCCTCATAACTTTCACGTCCAAATAAATAATACTCGCGCATAGCACCATCGGTGTATGCACCAAATTGTTCTGTGAAAGATAAAGGAGTCTCTGAAGGTTTCTTAATCCAATGAAATCTCTTCAAAATTGAATCTTCTTCAATTGGAGCAACTACTCTATTTAAAGTTTCATCATATTTGAAGGATCTCTTAAGAAAAGAAATTTCTTCAATACCAATGTATGGTCTAGATTCTGCATCTTTATCTGCCATTGTGTAACTAATATCCAATTTCTCAAACTCTTTTTGACAAGAAGTATGAGTATACCAACTGCAGTGATGTTTCACTGACATAGCATTATCATCACCATAAGTACCCAATCTTACATTGGATGCAAATGGCTCACGAATTTTAGGATATTGTGCATAATACACATAACGCATCATAATAGAATTGCAAACACTATTCAACTGAACAGTAATAAGATTTCCCGAAGGATTTCCATTAGCAAATCTATATAGATCACCCTCAAATAAAATGTTTGGATGAATAATATCAGACAATGCCCCTCGGACCAATGCAAGGTCTTCTTCAGAGCAACCAGCAGCTTCATACCATGAAACCATGATCTTTGCTGCTGCACCTGTAATCTGAGCAGCCATTCTTGTATCAAAACCAGCAAAATCACCAGCAATCATTCGCGTCTTACTGTACTCTGTAAGATATGTATGAAAATCATCCCACTCCTTAGAAGTAGCATTGATTCCAACCATACATTCAGAAGTACGCCAGAGCTTCCTCATAATAATGGGAATCCCAGCTAACGCTCTACGAGAAGCTACAAAGTTAGCGAACTGACTACCATAAAACTTACGCACTTTCTCGTTAGCTTTCTTAGTTGGTAAGAGTTCATTCACCTTGCTACTTGTTTTATAAATAGCTTCCGATCTCTTTCCATTCTTCCAACAATCAATTGTATAATCGATTTGTTCTTGGATATCATAGTTATCATTGAATTCACGTGGAACTTTCACTTGTGCTTCATCCATAGGATCACGCACAAGACAATGTTTCTTTGATTTGAAAAGAGGAAAACCCGCTGATGTACTGCTAGGCAATCCACCCAATCCGCGTTCTGTTGATCCATTCATCGCCTCTTCTTGAGAATAAATTCTCATAATATCAGAAAATTCTGGATCTTTTGTGAAAGCATCAAGGGTATGCTTTGCATAATCTGCAATAGCCTTAGAGAGAATGTCACCTTCATAATGTTGAACTGGGTCAGTCAACTTATTCAAAGTTTTCATCGCCTTTTCAACAGCATTAGGTTCTTTAGGAGGTCTATGTTTACACTCTCCCAAATTTTCAGCAATTCCCAAAAATGGTGTACGCATGTATGGAGGTCGACTACGATCTTCCATAGGTTGCCCATTCTTAAGAACGGTACCAAGATATGTTACAATAGTTTTATCTTTTGTACCATCTTCTCTCAAATACAAAGGCTTCTGATTAATGATGCTAAATGGTTGACCATAAGTATCAACATTTACATCACCTGTAGAATGCACCACCAATGTAGGACTGGTAAGCTTAAGCTTTTCCAAACCCTTTTTGATATCACTTTGGAGTATACAAGTACTAAATCCTTTAGTAGATCCATGATAACCTGCAACATGGAATCCATAAATGATTCCTCTCTCTGCATCGATTATCGGCGCTCCACAAAGTCCACCAAAACCCTTAAACTCTGTATCATATGTTAAGCCCTTTCCTGTTTCCAATTTATATTGAATAGGAACATGTTTTTGTCCCCATAGCATACCTGGTTTCTCTAAATAACCATGATACACTACAGGTTCTGCAATAGGTCTAGCTGCTTGTTTGCTAATTTTAACCTCATTATAATGGCTCTTCCATAACATAACAGTTGTTCTGCTATAATATGAAGGATATTCCAACGGATAGAAATCTACATAACTCTTTGATGCAGGACTCGAAGCTAAATGAATGAAAGCAACATCGCGCTCTCTATCAATGTAACAATATTCTTCTGTTAACTTTTGATCTTTTGTCTTCGATCCTGGAACACCAGGTGTGGGATCTGTCTCAATATCAAATGGGAAAGTATTAGGAATAATATGTGAAGGAACCATAATAACATTACTTGCTACCATGATACCATTCACTGTACCATATCTTTTCCCTTTAGAAAGTGTAATTACACTTCTCAATGATCTTGCAACAGACAGCTGTAAATCCTTACTAGTGGTAGTTTTAGATACAGCGGAATCTTTGGGAGGCAGTCGCGAATAACCTTCTTTATAATCTCTAATATCTTGAGTTTCAAAAACATTTTTTTCCCTCAGCAGGTGCCTCAACAACTTTTCCAAAATAATTAGACACCTCCTTAAAATAAGAAGATTTATCTTGAGATTTAATAAGAGGTTTCAACACTTTGTATACAGCATAAGCCATAAAAATGCTTCCACTAACAGCAAAATATTTCTTTGCATTAGATTCCAAGTGTTGCTTTGTATCTTCACAAAGTGATGACAAGAAATCAGATCTACGCGACAATTCGCGATCAATCTCTTTCACGGTCTTATTATAACAAAAGAGTCCATAGAGGCTAAAAGCAACTACAGCGACTTTGAAGATATCAAAACCAGTAAAGCAACCAAATAGAGCACTTCCAAAAATCAAACTTATGATTTTAAAATAAGTATCTCTATCTTTGTATATTTTATACCATAGCATGGATTTGCGAACACTTTGATCAAGAATCATTGTAGGTTTGTTGAGCAATGCTCTAATATCCCACAAGTCTCTCGTGCTCATACTTTGCCACATAGTAATAAAGCCAGACATCGCAACTGCTTCTTCATTTTCCTTTACACAAGAGCAAACAACTGTTGGACATCTACATTGACTACAAAAACCACATTCATCTAGTTCATTTTGCATAGTCATTTGCGATTTCTGTCGTTTTCTATGCTGTTCGATATCTTTCGCTACAAAAGCACACAAAGCATGAAAATCATGATCCTTATCATCATGGGGATTCCACTCACGACGTGGAATCACGTCCCACTCAATTACACCTCCAGAAATACATTTGAATCGTTTCAATACCAATTCATAAACATCAAATCTTAGATTGTCTTGCTTGATAAGACCTCCAAAATCATTACGAAATCCATCGCGAATAGCTACCTCTACATGCAAAGCAAAACGCCGTAAAATGCTTTCTGCACATGCAGAACATTCTAAAGCTCTTAAACAGTCAACATTTGTTGTTGCAAGCAATGCATCATTTCCAGGGTAATACTTTCCTTTATCCTCAGCTGAAGCTTTTTCAAGAGGTCGAGGTACAGTATTAACATAGTTTAACATCCTATCGTAATTAGGTTTACTATTCTTATTATTAGCCACATCATCAGCCACAATAATACGGTGTGATGGTAAAATGGTAGATTCATAACGTTCATCAATATTAGTGAAGACTACACTACCACCTTCATTCGGATCTCTTCCATATGCATTCAAAATGGTTTTAGACAATAATTTAATCATAGTTGATTTACCACAACTAGAAGGTCCAAACATCTTAATCGCATAAGCCTCTTCTTTAACAGGAGCATCAGCTTTGCGTGCCCACAAATTCGATTGCATCTCTGTAAGCTTTCTAATAAAATTGGAAATAGCCATACGTTGCTGCACACTTGTTGCTCGCACAATTAGTGATTTTGCTGTTTTAACAGCTTTGGTTAGTCTCTCCTCATATTTTCCGGGGGTAGTATTATAAATAGTCTTTAACTCAGTTTCCTGATTCCCAAGAACAAAATTATATGCCTGTTCCAATTCCCGAACTTCCAATTCAAAAACCTTAGATTCATCCTTGCCTAACATCAAATTGCTCCAATCACCGGTGCAAATTTGCTTCCAATTACCTGCAACAAATCGATAAGCTTCGAAAGCTAATTCGATAACATCTGTTACATCTGGTAGAGCTTTACGAAATGTGTTGAATCGAGCACTTACTTCAGAGAAGTTAAGATTTTCAATAGCAACTAGATCTTTCGCTGCTGCATACAATGACATAATTTTGCTGAAAAATTCTGAGACTTTGTCCCAAACTGCATCATTAAAAAATGAATCTGTCATTTGGAAAAAAGATAAAATATAATCCTTATAAGAAAAGTCTTTCTCTCCTTCTCCCTGAGGTAACACCACTCCAAAAGCTTGTTTGAACCAATTAAAGGCCAAATCAGCATAATCTCCCTTAAAATTCCTTAAAAAGAAACTAGAGAAATTAATCAAAACTCCATCCCACGTAGGGTTCTTGTACACGTTATATAGTGTCGTAAAGAGATCCAAAAATAAGGACATTAGATTCTCATCAATAGAGTCACGCATAGTTTGTGCACTCTTAATAATAGTATGCAAAGAATCCAATAGAGGAACACCATATTCATGTATTACCTCGGGTTCTCTACCACCCATAGCCACCGCTATCTTCTTATATCTCTTTTTAGCCTTCTTAATACTCTCAAGTTTTTCTAATTTCTTGGGTAACAAATGAGTTTTCTTGGCTGCACGGAGATATTCTATCTCTTTCACAAGAGCATCATATTCACTATTAAGTGAAATACGCTCCTTAGTAATCTTCGAACGTTTACTTTGTAAACGACGCTCAAATTTCTTTGTAGCAAAAGATTTCGGGAAATCCATCCCTTCAGGTTCTACGACACCTGCAAACGCAAAGTTTGTGTTTTGTTTTTGTGTGTTAGTAACAAAATCTTGAAACCAAAATATTTTTCAATCCTGGGACCTAGATTGTCAATCTAGGGGAATTATACAATTTAGTGATACGGATGCAAGGACATCCTATTTTTCAGGTTCCATAAAGGTGCTGCATCGACTTTTGTCCGGAAACGCAAGTATACAGTCAGGAAGGCATCAGTCTCTCCTCCCCTTGTCTTAGTCTCGGTGTCATCCACCCGGCGCTAAGATACCGGATCATAATTGTACCAATCCCTATACTTTCCTAAGGTATAAGAAAATTTTTATAATACTAATTATGTCTTTTGGTTCAAAGAACATTCCAAAAATTCCTTCTCTTCAACGATCAAGCAATTCGGCCATTGTGACCAAACGACTATGCTGTTTCAAAATACATGGTACCAATACTCAGATTAAACCAATGCATCTCCCCATCCTATGACGGATTGCATTGTCAGAAAAATCTTTAAATGAATATTTCCATGGCATTCTAGCAGCATGCTATCCTGCATTCAATTAGTTCATTAAGAAAGAGGTTAAAAGTTCCTCACGTCAATATATAATTCTTTTTCACTATCACTCCACCTCGGCAGAAACTGCATAATCAAATATTTAGCTTATCTTTTCCAGTTACAGAGCCATCTCTCGGTAGTGACGAGTACTCAAGTCTCACACTCACTACACTCAAAAGAGCATTATCTAATAAAAGTTTCAAAATAAAATATTTAAAACAGAGAGTGAAAATTCCTTATATAAATCAGAAATTTGTTATAGTTTATGTTGAAATAACATCTAACTATGGCAAAGCCATACTAAAATAGTATGACTTAATTGCGACATCGTATAAGATCCAGCGGCTGTCGCAAACCGCTAGAAATCCCCCCGGAGGGGGAAGACCTCATCCTCCAAGCTAATATCGAATAGTGACCAAATATCGATAAAAACTTGTCAAAGGTCTAAATTCTTTGGCTGGTCATTTCGCTGAGACCGCCGTAAAGTTCTCAGCGCTATCTTTGGTACATTTCGCAATGCACTGGCAATTTTACCACCTAGGGACCACCTAGGCATGGGAAAAATAAAATCAAGCTTTGTTATTATGTTCGCTTCGATTTCATGTCAATCTATGCTCACCAAAGATTAATACCTGCCTCTCGTGTTCATCAC